TTTAAACTAGTTTAAGGCAGGTAAAAAAACCTGTAATTATTGACTTTATTATTTTTTAGTCTTTTCGTCAATACGTTTAGTATACTGTAATTCATCCCAAAGTCTACCACAATATTGGTATTCTCCTACATGGGTAATATAATCTAATATATAAGCATATACTTTACCACCCATATCTGTCCATCGCTTACAGAATCCAAAGTCTTCACCAAAAAATTCTTTAGTTTTAGGGTCATGAACACAATCAAATAAATTAAAAAAGTTTTGTTTATATGTCTCTTTACCATTAACAATAGTAGGCTGATTTATCCTTAATTCTGGGTAATGTTCCATCATTTTTTCAATTACTGATCTTTTAATTAACATGCATCCAGTAGGCGCATGAGACACTTCTGCAACACCATCACTTACTGTTATTTCATTTTTATTATGTACTTTAATTGGAAAAGTATATCCTGATTTAGATAAATGATCTGCTTCATCTAACGCTTCTTTATGTAGTCTTCTCCATGCTTTATCCCAATCAAAAGTCTTCATAGGATACGGACACGCAATAATATCTTTATTTTTTTCTATCATTTTAAATATAGTCTTAGATTGAAAATCTATATCTGAATCTATAAACAATAAATAATCATAGTTTTCTTTTCCATTTATAAATTCACATGTTAATAAATTTCTACCTTGTTGTACTAATGATGATTTCATTAAACTAAAACTAATTAATATTCCTTTTTGCATACATTCTTGTTGTAATACTAATAATGATTGACAAGTATGAATACTAATTTCACTATGACAAGGTATTGCTACAAATATACTTATGTTTTTTTTAAGTGGTTGTAATTTTATTTGTCGTGTGTTTTGATTATTATTAAACCAAATAGGTTCATTATTTTGCATTAAGTGCTCCTTGTAAAAATCTTGTCCAAGATCCTCCTTTTACTTTCCAATCATAAAATCTATTTACATATTTTATTTGTTCTTTTAAATGTTCTTGAATGCCTGGTGTTTTAATTGCATCAGCTGCCATATCAATACCTGCAGCAAATTTTTGAGATAAACTTCTATAATTATTTGAATAAGGTATAGTCATTGGAAACTCTGCACAAGTTTCATACAAAGCTCCATAGTTTGTAACTATACAATATAAACCTGCAGCCATAGCCTCAAGAGCTGATATACAAAATGTTTCTTCCCATATAGATGGATAAACATATAAATCATAATTCTTTAAGTTTTCTTTTATGTATTCATTAGGTTTATATCCAATGTAACTTACATTAGGTAATTTTCTAGCTTGATCATAAAGAGCTTGGTAATGTTTATCATTAGCTTCTGCAAATGCTTTACCATATACTTCACAAGAAGAATATACATCGAGTTGTATATTAGGATTTTTTACGAGTTGCATTGCACCTAATAAAACAGATAAACCTCTCCATGGTGTAGATTGATGTATTATTTTTATTTTTCTATTACCTTCTATTATTTGATTTCTAGGTTCTATATTGTCTATACCATTTTTTATTATTACTGATCTTTCAGTTGGTATATCAAAATGATCTCTAAACTTTTCATAGTTCCAATTAGAATTAAATACATACCAATCATATTTAGAATGATTAGATTTATCCTTGAACCATGGTGCCAGATTCGGTTGATCGTAAGAATTTTTTTGCCAAAGTATATTTAACTTTGTAGGGTGTAATGGAATCTTTTCTGGTACAGATGTAGTTATTTGTACTTGATCTAATAATTTAGAATCAACATACTTTTTTAAATATTCAAATTGTAATTCTGTTCCGCCTCTAGGATTTATTGTCATTTCTACTCATTACTTTCTTAAGCGCTTCAAGACCTTTAGGTGATACTTCAACTGTTAGATCTTGTTGTATATGATCTGCAGTTGTAGCTGTAGCTGGGTCGTTGATATCCGCATCTCTTTCTGCTTCGTCTTTATATACTTTACCTGTCATTTTATTTTTAATTACAACATGAGTTGTACAATTAATTTTTAATATATCATTATCCATTTTCTTGTGACCTGTCTATTAATGCATAACTTATAACACCTTTTACAGTATTTGCAACCTCTGTTTGGGCCTTTATACTATCTCCTGCTTCTAAATTTAAAACTTGACCTGCAGCCTGTTCTGTTGCGTCTGCAGTTAAATCTTTGTGGAAAAATTCATAATCCGTAGATGCAGAAGAATCATGTAAATACATCTCAGTTAAATTATTACTACTATGTTCATTTGTAAGATTAATGCTTTTTACAATTGCCACAGAACTAGTGTTAATAGTTAATACTGTAGTTAAATTAGTAGTGGTTAAATTAAAACCTTGATTTTTATATTGTATAGTCATTATGATATAAACCAGTTAAACGTATTTTGTTCATCTTTTAAATCTTTTTGATAACCAAAATTTAATTCGTTTTTTAATGTAGATAAAGATTCTAATATCTGTCTTTGATTTTCGACATCATATTCTTGTTTGGGTTCAGGTATGTATGCAACTACTTTAGCCATTAACGTCTACCATCCGGTTGTACATCTACTCTTAATGTTCCATAACGCCAAGTTTCACCTACAGCGTCATTAGCTATTTTAATTGAAAGCAATCGACCTCTTGCTCTAGTGTCCACCTTATCAGTAGATGATGTAATTGTAAAGGGACCAAGTGGTGAACTTGATGCTGTGTTACTTGGATAATCATTTAATAGTAATGTAATTTTTGAATTACCAGTCAACACTTGAAAGTCTGGTATAAAACGTTTCATAGACATAATGAATTCACCATCACCTCTAAAATCAGCTATGCCAGTAGATTGACCTGTAATACCTCTTCTTGCTGCAATATCAAAATCACCTGATTGTATAAAGGCATCAATAGAAGTAACACCAGATGAATTGACTTGATCGGTTCCTGTTTCATGTTGATAATATATAGATGCTCCATATAAATTAGTTATTCCTTGAATTGGAAAATTAGGTGTAGCTGTTGAATTATATTGTGTTGCATAAGGCACATCAAATACACCTGTGTCTGCATATGATGATCTAGCTAATGATCCAGTTGTCCAACAGTTTTCTCCATAGTTATAAGTAACACATCTGTCAATTTGTGTAGATCCTGATTTTGGATAAAACCAAGTTACTTCATTATATAAAGTATTGTGTTCACCATATATAATTTCATTAGAATTGTAATTAATTCCTAAATTATCGCCTGTAGTTGTAAATACAAAATCTTCTACTAAACAAGGTAATGCTTTTACCGTACCATCAAATGCAAAAAATCCACCTTCACCAGACATCCAAAATACCATACCATTAGAATAACTAACGGCGTTCTGTCCAATACATCCACAGTTCGTTCCAACTTGTCTAACACTAAATGTAAATGGTGGACCAACAAATTGAATTACATATGCTGCACTATCTGTTAATACAAATACATAATCTTTACCTTGAATAGCTGCTACAATTTTATTTCCTGTATCCAGTCTAAAAGTACCTGCAGTATTTGTTGCTGTTGGTTGGTAAGTTGAATAGTCTTCTTGGTTTGAGAATCTTATAAACATTGGATCTTGAGTTAAAGAATTTCCAATAGTTGTTTCAGTTCCAAAGTGAAATAAATGTCTATCTCTATCGGATACTAAAGTTAATCTTGTTTTAGTAGGAGCACCTGACATAAGAGTTGCTCTAAGCGATCTTGGATTAGTTGCTCCTGCATCCCAAGTAAATGTTCGACCATTATGAATGGTTGCAACTAATATTTGTCCAAAGTTATCAAGACTCCAGATGCCTGGATCCAGGATCACGTCACTAGTTGTACGTTCCGTACCCCATGTTGAATCTCCCCATAAGTATGTACCCCATCCATAACCTGCTGTTTGAAATGTTGGACCAACAGTTACATAAGGATCAATTTGTGCTGAACCTGTTCCTGAAGTTGTAGCTGCAGAGTTAGATGGCATTGTAATATCAAAAGCATTTGCAGTTACATTTGATATCTCAAATGTATTATTTTCAAAATCAGTTGTTGCATAACCTGATCCTGTTGGAACAGTAACTGATGAAAACGTTACATATCTTCCAGCGCTTAATCCATGAGAAGTTTTGTTTACAGTAACTGTTGGAGAACCAGTTGATGCATCAAAATTAGCTCCAGTAATTCCTGTATCTAAAGGTGTGATATCATAAAATTTTTCACTATAGTATAAAAACAAACCTTGTGATGTTCCTATAGCTGCATACTTTTCACCATTTAGAGATGTCCATGTATGTTGAGCTCTTGCTGCACCGGGAAGAGTTTCATTATCAATAGTTAATTGCTGCCAACCACCTATTTTTTCTGGTAGTCCATATCTAAATCTAACAAAATCACCATCAGTCCATTGAGACTCAGCTCCTGACTGTGTTATTTGTTTATTGAAACCTGGTTTAAATTGTAGTTTTTGAAGCATAATAACCCATTATATAAGGTTTTTAATTTTTTGATAGTATTATATTCCATTCTAATTTAGATATCAAATCTTCTAATTGTAAATATGTCACTTTATTCTTAACTATATAAGTGTGTAATTCTTGTGTATCTAGAACAATCCATTTATCTGGCATGTCAAATACTATCTTATCTGCCTTAGTTCCAGTAGTAAATTTCTGAGGTTCATTTATTTTTCTTATATCAAAATTATATCTTTGATTACCTAGTATTCCCGATATATCCCAAGTCTCTTGTTTCTTTGGAAAACGTACACTCTTCAAATGTTTTCTAAATTCTTTAAACATTAAATGTATAAGTTAAAGATATCCTAGGCGCATCACTCATTTTAGTTGGAACTTGATGAATTAAGAAACTTCTAAATATACATAAAAAACCAGTAGAAGGTTTTATGATACAAGTTTCTGATGTAAAAGGATTTGATTTATTGTGTGGATTAATAACTGTTTTTTTACTTGGATTAGACATGTCTGTTGGAACAGGACTATATATTAATAAAGCAGTATCATCTAATTGACCTACCAAATAAAACACCGCTGTTAAATGAGAGCCAGCATGAGTATGAGGATCATTTAAATCTCCTGGTCCATAGTTGTTAAACCAGGATTCCTGAATCTTAGGTTCATCAAAACTGTGTGCTTTTGCATACTCTGTTACTTCTTTTAATACAAATTCATTTATTCTTTTAAATTTTTTATCTTTATGTATTGGATAATAATTAAAACATTTCTTAGATTTACTTACAATCTTTTCTATATGTGGTTTTAATTTTATATATTCTTCTTGTGCATTTGGCATATTTGATTCACCTAATACAGTTGGAAACCAATAAGTTAAATTCATTATAATCTCCTACTTTCACCAGCATGTGGTTTAACTGCTGTACGATTGCCTCTAGTTATTGAATCAAAAAATGTAATTATAGTTATGCGTTCTTTACTATCATCTTTATTAAAATCATCTACAGCATGATATTGATAAGAATCAAACATAATACATCTATTAAATTCAGATTTAAAAGAAACAGTTTTTCTATAACCTTTATTATGTTCCATAAGATCTTTTTTATATTTATTACTTTTCATTGTTTCAGGATTTAAATTGTAATTTGTTTTGTTGTTTTCTAAAGGAAGTGATTTATAGGTAATTTGTTTATATAAAGAAGTACCACAATCAACATTGTCACTTAAATAAATTATTGAAGAAATTTCTTTACCAACATCTTTATGTACCCAACCTTGTCCTTTCCATCTTGAATCAATCTTTTGAAAATAACTATCAGCATGCCAACTTAATTCTCTCCACTCATTTGGATATAGAGCTGCTAACATCTTTCCAGTTACATGACTAAAAAAATTATTATCTAATTGATGTAATGGTTTTGATCTTGCTCCAGGCCAGGTTCCATCTGCTGATGGTGTATACTCTAATGTTTTTGCATAATCTAAAATTTCTTTTGGATTAGTAAAGAAATCATCAATACAAATTGTAGGCCACATCATATTAAACTCTCCATATCTAAATTATATGCTATAACTATTTTTCTTTTATCTGACTTTATAACAGGAGATGAATGTAAATACCAGGATGGAAAAGTCAATATGTCACCTTCTTCTACATCAATATTTTTATAATTTAAAAATTTAGTTGAATATTTTTTCTCAGGTAATTCTACAAAATACACATTAGCTAATTGAGTTTGAGTATGTGTGTGCCAAGTATGTTTAGAATTTCTACCATATATTTGATACCAAACATTACTTAAATTAGCTTTTACTTTATCAGTATGTTTTCCATATAAATTTTTCATTAATTTTTTAATATAAGGTGTAAGAAGAGGAGCAAGTATTTTCATATATTCTTTAGATGAATTTAAATGCCAATCTGTTAGATTAATAGAATCGTATGATTCTCCTTCAGAGTTTTCTAATATATTAATTAGTCTACTTTTTATTTTTTTGTGTTCTTTTACTTTTACTTTGAATATCATTTTTGCTTACCAACGTATGTATTTCTGGAAAATAAATATAATTTAAAGGCGTGTTTTCAAACATGTATAATAAATCATCTACAGTCTCAACTAAAGTATGACCTGGAAGATTTAAGCTAGTATTTAATAATAAAGGTCTACCATAAAATCTTTTATTAGTTCTTAATAAACAAGTTAGACCATAATTTGAATATTGATTTACAGTTTGAATTCTACTGGTGTTATTTACACAACAAACATTTTTAGTTAGTTTTGGTTTTTTAGATTTGAATGTAAACATCATATATGGTGATAATTTACCTTTTGTATCAAACCAAGTTGAAGCATCGTGTTCATATATAGAACATGCAAATGGTCTAAACCATTCTCTTTTCTTTATTGCATTGATTTTATTAATTGCATCTTTAGCATTTATATCCAATAATAAAGACCTGTTTCCCAATCCTCTTTGACCTTGTTCCGATTTACTTTGAAAAATAGCTACCGGTTCTTCTTGTAAAATTTCACATACTTCTTTGTATTCTACTTTCTTTTTATAATATTTATAAAATCTATTAATATCTATTTCTGTAGATAGACCTGTATAAATACTTTTAAGAGGTATATATACTCTATGTAAATCTTCATAGTAAGCAGCAGCTCCTAAAGATATCCCAAAATCTCCATTAAATGGATCAGCTACTATATTTAAATCTTTTAATTTATCTCTTAAATTAGAGTTATTAACTACGTTTTGTGTAACTCCACCTGTTAAACAAATAGTATCTCCTTTTTTAAAATGCAATAATTCTAGTGTTTTAAATAAAATTAAACTTTTATTTTCTAATCTTCTTTGTTCAAAAAAAGCTGCACCAGGTTTTTTATACTGTGCTAATGCCATTGTTTTACCTTCTTCAAAAGAATCAAATCCACATATTTTAGTAGCAATGTCATACCTTCTTCCAAATCCAATATTAGAGCCGTCTGCTTTTCTAACATTAGAATAAACTTTGGTTAGTTTACTATTAAATAAACTCTCTTGTTCTGTTTCATTTTGTTCATTAGTAAAACCTTCTCTGTCCCAAACAAAATAATAATCAGCATTTGGATAAAATAATTTTGCACAAGACGCATGAAATATATGATGTTTGTCTGTACAATAAATAACTTCTGTTGATTTATCTATTATTCTTAATCTTTTTAAATACTTTTCCCAAATATATGTTGCATGATCTCTAATAAAAAATGTAAAGAAAACTCTATCTATCTTTTCATTTAATTTTGTTAATTCTTTAAAGAAAGAAATATGTGGTGAAGTTGTGTGTTTAAATTTATTAAATCTATCTATTTGATGATGAAACAATAATCTTTTATTTTTAATACATGTAACACAGCCATCATGACTGGTATGAATATATAATGAAATCATTATTTTCTGCCTTTATAAAACTCCGGTAATCCAATAAAAGGTCTACCATCATATTTTGTTTTATCTATATCTTTTTTATTTTTATCACTGTAGTGTAGGAAAACTTGTGTACAGTTTTCACCTGTAAATACATCTCTCCAATGTTCTAGTTCACAACCTTTATATATAATTAAATCACCTGGAGTTAACATAACTTTATGTTGTTTTTTATTTTTCATATATATTGCCCATGGATCACCACCCAAATTCATAGTGCAAGATATCTCACATTCAGGTCTATCTTTATGTCTAAATAAGCTATCGTGTTTTTTATATATTCTTACATAAGAATAATTTTCTACTAATTTTAATTTAGTTTCTTTTTCTAAAATTGATTTGCATTTTAATAATAAAATTTCCATAGCTAAATCTGAATAATGAGAATACGTTTTAGGAACTTGTTCATCAGCCCAGTGTCCTAAGTATCTTATAAATGGAGATATTTCTCTATCTTGAAAAAGCTTAGATGCTACTTTTCTTTTTAAATTTATATAATCAAAACAAAATTCTGCTAACTCTTTAGAGATTGCTTTTTTAATTATTAAAAAACCATCTTTATCAAAATTATTTTTTGTCATAAATTCTTGGTTTATCTAAATGAAAATCAAAAACAATATACGTATAGATTTTATTTGATTTTAAATTAGGAAACTTTCTTAATAAATGAGAAGGAAATAAAACAAGATCTCCTTGATTCATTTCTATTTTAACATCTTTATCTTTTTCATTACTATAAAAACATATGTGATGATTTTTTTCTGATTTTTCTAGTAGATAAATACCTACAAAATTAGATTCAAAAGAACTATGATAATCAACTTGATCTTCCTTTTTCATACGAACAAAACAATAATTCGTAACTCTTAATTCAGCATGATGATATTTTTTAGCAAAGTTTTGAATGTAACTTTTAACTTTTTGAAAAAATTCCATACCATATGGTTTTTGAGAATAATCCATTACATCTACATCTGTTTTAGTTATAGATCTAACTTCATCTAAAATAGATGAAGAAGGTGTTTTATTAACTAAACTAATAATAGATTTAGTGTTTAATTTTATATTTTGCACGTATGCAATTTCATTAAATTTAATTTCTTTCGTCATTTAAAATTTTCTCCTAATGTCCATAAAACCAAAGAATACCTAACACCTTTAGTAACAGGAGTTACTTTATGTAACTCAAAAGATGGAAATACACATAATGTTCCTTGATGTCTAAATTCTTTATTTGTTATTTCTATCACGTCATGATTATTTCTGTCAATAGTCTTAAATACTAAATCTCCTCCTTCATATAAATTGCCATCACTTAAATTAACAGTCATTGATATTTTTCTTGTTAAACCTTCATTGTGAAAGTTATCTTGATGATAATTATAAAATTGACCAGGAAGATATTCCGTAAATTGTATTTTTTCTACTGTTGATAAATTAAAATTCCAATTTGCTTCTTTATTTGCAATTTGCACATAAGGTTGAATTTCTTTATAAATCCAAGGATCATCTAACCATGCAATGTTAGATTTTCTCATTTTTCTAGGTTCTAGTTTTTCTTTCTTAGTTAATTTTCTAATAACTTTTTTTCTTGCTTGTTCTAATCCAATTTCACCTTGTATCTTTGTTGCATTATTACCGTATTTAATAATGTCATTACAAAGTGATATAGGTAAAACTTGTTTAAAATAATAGTATATCTCTTTCGTAAACATGAGACATGTTATAACAAAAAATTATTTTTTTACAATACTTACTGATTTATGTTGTAATTCTCACCTGTAGCTGTCCATACAAGTGTGTCAGGATTCCAAGAATACATAGGATATGGATCTTGTTCTTTATAACATTTCCAAATTTGATTTGCTTCATCCCAAAGAATTTGTATTTCAACTCCATCTATATCAGCAGTTGTTGGGTATACTACTGGTGGTTCCCATAAAAAATTAGAACTTAAAGTCCATGAATCAAATGGTTTTATTTCTACAAAAGCTTGATTAGCCTGATCCCATGTTCCACCAACCATAGCATAATTATGTCTTGCGTTTCTATTATAAGAAGTTTGTTTCCAATAGGTTTCTGGATAAGTACTTTGAATACTTGGATCTCTTGCAATATTAGCTGTTACCCAATTTTCTGCTCCTGTAGAATAATCTCCGCCTGCATTATCTACATCTGTGTTGCTTACAACAACAACTCTTAATATTTTATTATCTGAAGATTTTATCTCTGCAAAGTGTGCCATTACGCAACATACTCCCCAGGTGAATTAAATGTATGGATAGTTCTTCCACCACTTACTGAAACAGATCCTCCTGTTCCTAATTGTGTTTCCCCATCATAAGAAACAATTACAATACCAGAACCTGCGTCTCCGCCTGTTCCACCTGCTCCTCTTCCTGGTCCACCATTAGCTGAGTTAGCTGGTTGTGGGTTAAAACCTGTGTTGTTACCATATCCGCCACCTTGTGAATAATAACCACCATTAATTGGGTATGAATATCCTGGTCCTGGAGACTGGAATCCAGCTGCACCGCCTTTACCACCACCAGCACCTTGGTTTCCTGGATTTCCTTGACCTGGTATTCCTGGTCCTGGTGATCCTCCACCGGCTGATCCTGATCCTCCACCAGATCCTCCTGGTCTTCCATTTCTAGATGCTGAGTTTGCTCCTGCTCCACCAGCTGTTGAACTGTCTGGTCCAAATGAAGATGGTGACCCACTTCCTCCAACATTATTGGTTCCACCAGATCCACCGCCACCGATTGTGACTGAGAAAGGAGTATCTGGAGCTACATCAACAGATGAGAAAACTTGTAATCCTCCTGCTCCTCCACCTGCTCCTGATGTTGCACCACCACCGCCGCCACCGGCTGCGATCATATATTCAATAGCGTAAGGTCCTCTTCCGCCACCTCTTCCATATCCAATTGCTGAACCAGCTGCTCTAGTTCCTAATAAAGGCATCTTTCTATCCTCCTATTATGCAAACTGTGTTTGCGATGCTAAAACTGTAAATGTTGCCGCACCTGTTTTTATAACAGTATATGTATAAACATCAATACTACTAGCATTACCTGCTGTTGGTGCTGAACCACCTTGCCATTCTGGAGTTACTGAACTACCATCAATTGTAACTGCTGAATTATAATATGCAGTTCCGCCTTGTGAAACTAGATGAGCTATTGTAATCGATTCACCTGTATCCATAATAGAATCTAGTGAATTAGAAGCATCTCCTCTAATGTTTAATGTCCAGTTTCCTGAAGCATCTGTAGTATAGTTTAAAACTGCTTGAGTAATAACATCGTAGTCAACAGTTCCTGTTGCAGCTGTAGCTGAGTTAGTTACTTTTTCAGCTACTTGTTGAATTTTACCAGCACCTAAAACAACTCTTCCAATTCCTTTTGGAGAAATATTTAAATCAATATTTGAGTCAGAACCAACAGCATCAATTGCTGGACCTGTACCAGTTGCTTGGTTAGTTACATCAATGTAGTTAACAGCTGAAGCTGTTTTTTGAAATCTTATGTATGGATTATTTGAATCATCTTCAATCGCACCAGCGTCATCAACAATAATATCATTTCCATTTGTAT